GGCTCAATTTCGATGCTGCCAGAAGCTCCTCTCTGAAGTAGAACAACCTTGTCTTTCGTGTCAATCACGGTGTAGCGTCCAGCAGGAGTGCAGGCCCCTAAGGTGCTGACCACATTGCTTGTCAGGAGCCTGCTGAACATGGCTGCTTACTCCGTCACGGCCCACGCCGGAGAGTTCGAGTTGCGCTGAGTGGCGAAGAAAACCCCTTCCGGCCGAACGATGAGGCGCCCGACAGTTAGCGACGGGGGCGTCTGATCAGCGTTGTAGATGGAGGCGCTGTAGTAGCAGGACTCGATGCGACGCCATTCCTTCCCGCCGCCAATAGTGTTGTCCTGAACTTCGATGCGGCACATGATGGAGCTCAGTTTGCAGCGCATGAGCTGCTTCGAAGGACCGATTCGCATCAGTTGCTTATAGTGCCCGAAGCTGTCTTTCACCCAGCCGCACGCGGCCAGGTGGTTTTCCAGCTCGGTGCGCTTCCGATCGTTCTTGCTAGTTGCCATCTACTTCTCCTTGAAAGAGGGCCCCGCAGGGCCCGAGTTGGTGTTACTGCTTAGGCTTCCCGCTTGGTCAGCTTGATCACTGCGATGACGTGGGTTTTCCTGCCGTTGTTGAAATCATGCACAACGCCATCCACAGATGCGAACACGTGCCCGTCGGTGAAAATCAAGTACGACCCTTGGAACAGGTGGGCATATTTGCGAATCTGGAACGGAGTGAGGTTGCGGCACTTAGCGTCTTGCCCCTTCATCTGCTCGTGGAAGCTGCTGGTCATCTTTTGAGCGTAATCAAAGCCCAATTTGTCAGCGGCATTGCAGATGGACAAGCGATAAGCGCCTTTTCCTTCCTTGCGACCTTCAGCGGCCATCGCTGCGTGAGCGACGTCGTAGGGCACGTTGCACGCGATAGCGATGGCACGGACGCTGCAATCGTTGCTTTCGCCGCGAGCCTGGCCGGCGCGAAGCATCAGGTTGTATTCGAAGCTTTCCATCTCGTTCTCCTTTCTTGGTGGTCGGCCCATTGCGGGCTGGTTTGGCTACGCGACGTTCCACTGGACCCACTGTGAGACGACCGGAAAGCCGTAGCGGCTCTTCGTGTAGCCGCCGACGCCGGAGTAGTCAAAGCGCGGCAGCCCAGCCGCCGCAATGATGGTGTTTCCGCCCCATTCGCTCCACGGCTCGTCCCCGTAGTACATTCCTGGAACTTCTTCCATGTCGCATGTCCAGACGAGTTGAACATAGTCCTCATCGACATTCACAGACCACTCGCCAGGGAAATCATCGCTTGCGCAGTGCGCTTCAATGGCGGTTTCGATGGCTTTTACAAGTGCGGTCTTGCTCATCTCGTTCCCCTGTTGGGTTGTCCTAAATGACTTCGGCGACGAGAAGCCCGAGCGTTTTTGCTGCTCCGCGCAAAGCTGCTTCTTTGCTTGTGTAGTCGAGCTTTCTGCCGACCCTGCCAGCGTTGGAGTACCAACGCCACCCGCGTGGTGTTGATGTTGCTGACACCACTGTGGTGCCTGCAACTTCAAGCGTGGCAGACGACAGGTGAAGTGTGCAGTTCATGTGCGTTCCCATTCGTCGGTTGGTTGTCCGGCCCCTTCCGGGGCCTGTGATCTGGTCAAATCCCGCACTGCTTTTGATACTTGATCACCGCCGCCAGCGCCGCTGCTTGTTCCGCTTTTCTGCGCATTCTTTGCGCCAACTGCAAAGCAACAGCCCGTCGTGCGTGCTCGGTTGTCAGTTGGGCTTGTGTTTGGGTGTTCATCTCGTTCTCCTGTCGGGTTGCGTTGGATATGACGCAATTGTAGGGAGTCGAGTGGTGCCTGTCAAGGGCTTTCTGATCTTTTTTGGAACTTTTTAACCAGTGGCCTCGTACTGCACTTGATACTCTGCAGGAGCCTCTTCGACGGGTGTTGGCTTCACGGGCAGCACAACGATTCGGGCTCCGCTGAACCACTGGCTCAAGGCGGTCTTCAGGTGCTGCGTAAAATACTTATCCTGAGCGTACTCGACCATCACCACGATGTCGCAACTGTACGCTTCCAACCCTGCGCCGACCTCCCCATGATGAACAACGGAGAACTGCAACTGCGATTCGAACCTGCCGACGTTCTGCGTGAGCATGCTCTGCAGGCGTTCCTTCTCAAGCTGCAGCTCACGGACAAGTGTATTCAGCTTCCCTTCGCGCTTGGCCCGCCGTTTGGCAAGCGCTTCGAACTCACGCTTCAAGTATTTGTTCATCAGTCCTCTCCAAGTAGATCATTGCGCAGGGTAAGCACCCCGTCGAGCACATTTTGCAACTTGTCAAGTCGCTTTGTGCTATTTAGTTGGTTGAGAAAACATGATGCGCGCTGCAGTTCTTCGTGGGCTCGGGTAAGCGAGGCAACAAGGAATTCCCTCGTTTGAGCTTTAGTGTTGTGGTGGGCGTTCGCTCTCATTGCCGTAGATCACTTTGTGCAGCGTTTCGATAGTTGCACCGGTATCAAGTATCTCATCGACCAGGTCGTGCAACCGCTCTCGGATTTTCTCAGCTTTTGCATTGTCTCCCGCTTGTACAGCTTCGATGAATTTCAGCACCCCATCCTGATAGAACGCCCTAGTTCTCGTGAGCGTAACCAGGTGACTGCGCACCTGCGCGATTACTTTCTCAACGTCCATTATTCTTCCTTCGACTCAACCCGGTTTCGAATCCACGTCACAAAGAACCTTTCGAACGTTGTGTGGTCAATTTCCGCCTGAACGGGATAACGCTTATCCCCTATTACTGCCTCAAGGCGCAGCATGGCGTTCCACTTCCGATTTCCATTTTGCCTGTACAACACCACAGGGAACCCACCGAAACGCTCTGCAGAGCGCAAGCATTGCGCCCACCAAAGGCCTTTTTGCAATACCTGCTGGCGCTTGACTTCTATGCACAAGCCAAAACCATTGCAAATATCGTCCCCACCTATTGCGCTTTGATTCTGATTGCGCGTGAAGTGGGGATTCTGACCGCAATCCTTCCCCAAGGTAAGCAAAACGGACTCAGTGAGCTCGTTCAGCCATTTGCAGACTTCCTGTTCGCCGCCAATCCCTTTGGCACGAGCGTTAATTGTCATATCTCACATACTCCGCCTGTGCAGGCAAGCGTCTGCGCACCCACCGTGTTATCGGTGTCCTCAAGCCTTGGCAAATCATCCCAATTAACTTCCGGCGTCGGGTGTTCCTGGCACCACTTGCGGAAACTCGCGGAATCCATGTCGGTGTAAGGCGCCTGCTGATACACATGGTCGCTGAAGGGCAGGAAACTGATTCCGCTCACCTCGTCAAAATGCCGATAGACCCAGGCGCCGACGTCAAGAAACTCGTCTTCCCGCACGTTGATGGTGGCCGAAGGCTTGTGCTCGCACCACTCTCGCTGGTACAGTAACCACAGTTCCAGTGCTTCCAACGCTGTCACGTCCTTCCGGCACACTGCGGCGGGTGGCGCTTGAATCGGAAAACTTACGACGGCAACGTTGTACGGGTGTGCAAGGTCGTCCTCAACGTAGAACCCAGCTTGCACCATAAAGCGGTACAGAACGTCGCGCTTGTCGATGCGAACCCGGCGGATGTATTGCGGACTATGGCGCGCATGAATACCCGATGCTGTGTTGCACAACTGGCTCACAGTACCAGACGGCTTGACGCAAGTGATGGCTGCTGACTCAGCGATGTCAAGCCGCTTGCTCCAAAGAGCATTGACGGCACGTGCGTGATCGCGCAAGTCCCTTAGCAAATCTGCAAGCGCCTCGTGGCCCCCGGGTCCCATGCCGTTGGTGAGCTGGCTGTCCATGATGCCCGTCAGGCTCACGCCCAGCAGTGCTTCTTCTCTTGTGTTCCGTATCCATGCTTCCCCAACGAACTTAAAGTCGGTGAGCGTCGCCTGCAGCGTGCCCAGGACCGTGGCAATCCCGACTTTGCGGCGTAAGCTTTCCACCGTGTCGTCTGCTCGCACAATGACCTCCGACAAGTTGCAAAGCTGACGGTCGCGCAGAATGATTTCGGAACAGGGGTTGCAACCGTAGTCCAGCTCAGCAGAGCGGCGCCCCCACCTGGAAGCCTGCGCTGCTGCAGCAACCCGGTTGAATATCCCTCGCTCACCTGACTTGGAACGTATGAGCGCCAACCACTCCTCAGTGAAGATTTCGACGCCGGGCTTCTCGGTGTAGCAGACCGAGTTATTGGCCATGGCTCGTTGCGGGTTGCTCGACCACCATTGCCCAGTTTTCGCGTCGCGCATGCGCTGGTCGGAGAGATTGGAGAGGCTAATCAAGGCGCTGCGCCGCACGCCGCCGACGACCACTATTTCACCGATCGTGCACATCAGGTCGTGCACTTCGATGCTGGTAAGCTTGCGCCCTGCAGCTTTCAGGAAAAGCTGCCGAGTGGTGTCAAACAGGCTCGTCAGCACTGCGGGCCCACTAGCGCGCCCTCCAAACGTTTTCAGCCTTGCGCCAGCCGGACGAACCTTCGTGTAATCAACCTGAGGAACGTCGCCATCCCAGAGGTGACAAAGATAGGCATAGTACGCCTTCGCCCAACCGAACTTCGAGTCTCCAACCACTACCAGGTCGTTGGTAGCTTCGAAGCTCTTCGGGACAATCGGCAGCTTTGCAATCTCCTGCCGCTCACAGCTGAAGCCAACGCCTGTGCCGCACATCAACAAGTACAGCGTCTCAGCGAATGACCGCTTCGAGTTGATTGCCAAATATGCGCAGTTGTAGCCTGCAAGGTTCTCACGCTCCAGCGCTTCCCCTGCAGTCATCAACGCGCGCATCGACGGCATAACTTCGAGGTTGAGAATGGCGTCGTAGATCGTGGTGTCCATCACTTCAGCAAACTCGTGAAACGTGCGCCTGTCGAAAAACGACACGTATCTGCGCACTGTTTCCGGCCAAGTTTCACGCCGGCGAACGTCATCCCGCCAGCGCGAATACCGGGAAATGTGGATGTATTGCTGATAAAGATCCATGCTGTTTTATCTCCAGTGAGCAGCAAAAAGGACGCGGACGATATAGTTTTCAACAAGCGAGACAGCACTCATCCAAAGCGTGATTGTCAAGTTTTCAACCCGGGTGATCTGGATGTTGTGCAGCCAGCAAACAAACTCCGTCGCGAGGAGGGCAATCAAAATGCCAGAGGCGGTCTTTACAACCGCCTCGACAAACGATGCGAGATTGAAATACTTGCGCACTGCTATTCGAGCAAGCGAACGATGCGAACAACGTACATTTCGCATTTGATCGGGACCAGCGAGTCCAGCAGCTCGCGGTCACCCTTGGAGCAGCGGAAGTTCGGATTCATGCGATCCAAGACTGTGGCCTTATTCACGTCGAAAGTGAAATCGATTTCAACGCCTTCCCAATTCGGATTCCGCAAGTTTCCCCGCAAGCTGAGAAACTTGTAGTCCTCGCTGTTCTGCCACACAAAACCTTTCATTGCACTCATGTCGTTCTCCTGTCAAAATCGATTTTCAGTTCCACCACGCGGACACTATAACCCCTGCGCCGCGCATCAAGTATTTCTTCTGCACTGGGCCAACCAAGCCCAACTATCCACGCCTCAGATTCGGATTCAAATTTCGTATCAGCCAGCACGTGTCCGTCCGGCTGACAGAAGGCGTAAGTTGTCAGAGTCGTGATGGCCACTGCACTCTACACAGCTCGAAGTCACGCAACGCCTCTTCGATGCCCGCCTCGTACTCCGTATAAAGGCCGCATTGCCGGGAATCACGCACCATCATCATCAACCCATGCACTGCGCTTTCCCCTTCGCTTTCGAGTTTGGTCTCGGCGTAGGTGTATCCTTGGTGGCGCTTGAAATCCAGTCGAACGGATTCGTACACCAACAGCAGAAACGCCCACACAAACTTGAGCGAGCTCGTAACCTTATCCATCATGACTGGCTCCCTTTCACCATGTTACAGAAATTGAGCGGACGTGCTGCTTCAAGCAAGACACGCACCACCTCTGGTTCATCTTATGCAACATCCTCCTCCTTCATCTCCAGGGCACGCTGCAACGCCAGAATGGCCTCCTGGATGTCGCTCACCCAGCCTTTATGTCCGCGCTGCCCCGGGGCAAGCAACTTTTTGATGGCGTGAGCGATGCAAGGATTGACAACGTTAAACAAATCCAACACCCGATAGACGTCAATTTCCTGCAGGTGGCGCACGTCCCGGAAATAGTGCTGCTGTTTGTTCAACGGCTTTCCGAGAAGACACTGCAGCTTGAGCGCCACCTCCTCTTTCACATCACCCTTGGCAACAGCCTCTGCCAAAAGGTTCCCTACTTGTTCATTCATACTGTTTTCCCTGTTCGAAACTGCAGTTTAAGGCCCTTGCAACTCGATAGCAATACTAGATTGTCGTCTGGCCTAGCTGGCCAGTTTCACCTCCTCCACGTACTCAGAAACCGCTTTCGCGATCCCCTTTTCGAACAAGTTAGCGGGCTTGAGGTGAGCAACTTCACTCAGCATCAGCTCGAAGCCCTGCACAACGGGCTTGCCCCCTTCAGCGATGCGCGCCTTCGCGTAGTCGTAACCCAATTTCTCTTGATCCACCATGTACATCTATCTCTCCTTGCGTTGTTGAACGTGATGCAATTGTGCAAGTATCAAAGCTGCTCGTCAAGTCACTTCTTCTTGAAACGCCAGAGCGCCAGCTCAAGTGCTTCCAGGATTGTCATCCGTCAGCTCCAAACCGCCACAATCGACCCAATGGCGTACTGCACGCTCTACCCGAGCTTGTGCTTCAGTGTCGGTTTCAAAATCGCCTAGCACCGGCTTTATGCCCGGCAGGGAGCACACTGCACGCCAAGGTGTTGTGGTGCCCCTGGGCTGCAGTGGGTTGAAAAAGTATCCGCCCACCTTCCACCTGCCAAGGTGCAGGTCTTCAACTCCAACTGGCCCACTGGTGTTAGCTTTCCACTTCATCTCTTCTCCTTCACGGGCCGCAGCCCCCAGGGTTGAATTACTGAACCAGATAGCTAATCGGGTTCGTTTCGTTGCGGATGTAAGACGTGTTACTGGTCGGCAAAATCCACTGATTGAGATCAATATTTGCTGCGCAACGCTTCACCTTCGCCATGAAACGCTGAGCACGTGCCTCATCCGCAAAGACCGCCGGGTGCTGAATACGCTCGAACATGTCTTCGAAGGGAAAGCGCACCAGAGCGACCACGGAGAAACCCGAAAGCGTTCTGGTGCGGATTGGCGAAAGTGCGAAGTGGCTGATACTCATTTCTCTATCCCCTGGACAGGGGGCTTGCGCCCCCGCTTGGCTCAATTATCCGATGAACATGCAGGCTGTCGTGACGAACAGATTCACGATGCAGTGGTCCTTAATATCGCCGCCATTCACCTTCCTCATGAAAACGTCTTCCAATGCGCGAAGAGCTGCTGCCGCGCTGCAACGCACGTTGAAGACACGGCGCACGCCGCGTTCCGTATCATCGGTCAAGGGAAGGAACATCGAACCGCTGAAGAAGATTGAACGATTGCGCGACTGCTTGATAAGCTTGACGGCGAACTCGTGAGGGGCGGAGATTTCCAGGTTTTCGGTAGAGGCCAGAACTTGCGCAACAGTCAGCTCGGCAGCGGTCTTGGTGTTGATGGCTTTCATTTCGTTTCTCCTGGTGGGTGCTGCGTTAAACATGACGCTATTGTAGAGAGTCATATGCGACTTGTCAAGTGTTTTTTGGAACTTCTATCTCAGAATACCCAAGGCTTGCCCGGCCTCCCGCAAGCTGCACCCCATCCGCGCACGATACGTCTTGATGGCCTCCACCCGCAGACCACGAAGAAGCATCTCATTACAAAGGTCAAGCACGGCCTGTTGCGAACCGGAGTCAGCGTTGTCCTCCGCCACCAACCGCGCCAGCTCATCACGGAGTTCCAAAATACGGAGGCGGCGAGCCTCCCTGTCCTCAGCGTTTGTCATCTTCTTCTCCAAAGTCTATGCTGCACGGCGATTGAGTTCTTTTGCCTCCTTCGGCAAAATACTTTTCCACCGCCTCCTCTTCGCTCTCGGCGCCAACGATCGCGTAGTCGTCGCTCATCCAGTTGTAAGCTTGGCCGTCCTCGACGGCTTGTACTGTGCCGTCCGCCCAGACCCGGTAAGCAGCACTCACTTTAACGCCTCCTTCACAATTCGGGTAAAAAGGCTGCATAGGCGACGTTCGATCCATCCCCTTCGCTCTACTTCGCGCGCCCCCATGATATCGACCACGTGCTTGGCAAGCACAGCATCCACATGTTGGATAAGGCGCTCCTGCACCACCTTGGTGGCCAACTC